AATTTTGTATGATGTATTTGAGAGTCGGAATTAAGGTTGGTTGGCCCAGAGTGAAAGTTCCAAATATTATGGTCTGGGGGTACAAGTTTCCGACTCTCACTTTAAATTATTAGAGAGGTGAAAATGAAATATATTATGATACCAGCGATGTTTGCACTATCCATGTGTACACCAGTACACGCAATGGATAATCAAGATTGCAAATATACAAAGACGGTAAACCAAAGTGAGGGGCAGATTGTCAGTTCAACAACTGATTATGATTGTAAGACAACGCCTACGGTTATCGTAAAAGAAAACAGTCCTACTGTTATCTACAGAACAGGTACGACAGTTAGTAGTCCAGTAACGACAACCAGAGTTGTCTCATCGACTCCTGTCTATCACAACAATCATCAAACAACAAACATTATCACTGATATTGCAAAAGAGATATTCTTTGGTGGAGCAGCGCATAGACAAGTAAGTCACAATGGTTGGGTTATTCAAGTTCCCAATAGAAAGAAGGGTGCTTGTTATGCAACTGATGACCTTAGAGGAACGGTTTGTTACTAATGTTTAAGATTTTATTTGGAATTCTGTTGGGAATAGTTATCGTCACCTATTACCCAGATATATCAGAAACCGTTGCAGACATATTTGTTGACAGCGGTGCCCGTGACGCAATCATAGAACAACTTGAAGAGGTGAATTGATTATGATTAAGAACGCAGTTGCAATTGGTGCTATTGGTTTGACCCTTGGTGCCTGTACTGCAACAAACCCATTGAGTGGGCCCAACACTGCAAACGTGGATTTAGGTAAACCACCTGTAGGTGTAGTGAAGTCTGCATATACATATCAGGCGAACAATGTAAAGGAACAGGTATCAGAAGTACCAAAGTGGTACACTAAGATGCCTGTGAAGGAAGATGCAATCTATGCTGTAGGAACTGCAAATACACCAGACTTACAACTCTCAAATGACATTGCGATTTTGAGTGCAAAGACAACTCTTGCTGACAGGATTAATGGTAGAGTAAATTCTGTCACGAAGAGTTTTGTGACGAAGGTTGGTTCGACAGATGCAGATGCATCTATCATTAACGAGATTCAGACTGCAACCAAAAACATCATCGCTGATGTTGATGTCGCTGGTTACAATGTTAGTGAATCAAAGGTAGTGTCAAACGGTACACAATATCGAGTGTATGTTCTTTTGGAATATTCCGATGAAAATGCACAGAAGATTTTGTTGAACCGACTCAAGAAGGATAGAATGTTGATTACGAAACTCAAAGCGAATGAAGCATTCAAAGAACTTGAGAACGATGTCAATAATGCAAACGAGGCAGAACTTGACCGTGTTGACCAGATTATTAAAACGGAAACACAATAGGAGGCATAATGCACGTTACAGTAAGAAAAGGTGACGTTAACGGTGCAATCCGTGTTCTCAAGAAGAAACTCATGAGAGAAGGATTCTTTCAAGAATTACGAAGGAGAGAATCCTTCATGAGTAAGGGTGAGAAGGAACGGAAAGCAAAGGCCGCTGGTAGACGAAGGTGGAAGCGGAAACAAGAAAAACTTAAATTGGAGAGAGGTTACTAAAATGCCTAGACGTAAAATGACACCAGAACAGAGAGAGGCCGCCGCAGAACGGTTGCGTCTTGCAAGGGAAAAAAGGTTGCGTGAAAATCCACCTAAGTATTCTAATATACACCCATCTGTTTTACAGTTACCAGATGAACATCCATTCTCAAGAGTGAGTGTCACAAAGTATATCAAGACGCAGAAAGACCAACTGTCTTCATTGCGTGCTGCGATACGAAACAAGGTAAAGGGTGCCATTGCAGAAGAGGCATCTTGCAAAGCGTATATCCGACATTGTGAAACGTATTTGCGAAATGGTGATTGGTGCGATGACTTCTATGGTGAATACCAAGAGAAGCGTGTAAAGTGGGTAACAGTTGTGCCTGCTGGTCGGAAGGTGGATGATGACGGATGACGGACAAACTAATGTGGTGCAGTTTCCCAAGAAGTATATTGGGGTTGCACCGAAGGTAACAAACTTTGATGCGATGAAACTGAACAAAGAGTTACAGTTCGCAGATGAATTGACGGATGGTATAATGGTATCTATGATTCATAATATGGATGAAAATGATATTGAAATCACTGATGGTGGTTTTATCCAAGACATTGCGTTTTTGTCTGAGGCAATCAAAGCAACAATTTATAGAGACAGAGGGTTTACCCATCCTTTTCAAAATCTGATTGAATTGATTGCAAACGTAACCTACGATGAAGATGCAAAGAAGCATCATGTGGATATGGATATGGAATTGATAAGAGAATTATCAGATGACTTTACAGAGGATGATGGGCCCGACAAGGCATAGGTGAAATATGATTTTAGTTGATATGAACCAAGTGACGCTTTCTAATCTGATGATTCAGATTGGTCGCAACTCTGATGTTGACCCAGACATGGTTCGACATATGGTTCTCAATTCATTAAGGGGTTATCGAACACGGTTCACTGAGGAATACGGAGAACTGGTATTATGTTATGATAACAAAGGTAATTGGAGAAGAGAATACTTCCCCAACTACAAACACGGTAGACGTAAAGACCGTAAGGCATCGACATTAGATTGGGGTTCGATATTCGATACCTTGCATCTAATCAAAACAGAATTACAAAACAATTTTCCATACAAGGTACTAGAAGTAGAAAACGCAGAGGCGGATGATATCATTGCTTCAGTAGTACGGTATGTTTCAGAATCACCCTCTCACTATGAGAAGGTATTAATTGTATCTGGTGATAAAGATTTCATTCAGTTACAAAAACACAATTTCGTTACACAGTACAGTCCAGTACTGAAGAAGTTCGTTAATGGTACTGACCCAGAGGTTTATATCAAGGAACACATTCTAAAGGGTGACCGTAGTGATGGTGTACCAAACTTCCTATCACCAGACGATACCTTTGTAAATGAGATGCGTCAGCGTCCTATCTCAAAGAAGAAACTGGCGACATGGATTGATTTAGAACCAGAAGATTTCTGTAACGAAGAGATGTTGAGAAACTATCAACGCAACAGGACACTAATTGATTTGGAATACGCACCCACAGAGATTCATAATGCGTGTGTGGATACCTATCTAAATAGTACGGTAAATGATAGAAGTGGTCTATTAAACTACTTCATTAAACATCGACTGAAAAACCATATGGAAAACATTGGAGACTTTTAAAATGGCAGTGAATACATATACACCTCTTTTACATGAGGTGCTGAAAAAAGTTCATAATGCAAAGACTAAGGATAAGAAGGTTAGTATTCTTAGAGAGAATGATAGTGATGCATTAAGAATGGTTATTAAGGGTTCATTTGACCCTAACATCGAATGGGTATTACCAGAGGGTGAAGTTCCTTACAATAAGAACGAAGCACCAGATGGTACGGAACACACCTTACTGTTCCAAGAATCTAAAAAGTTGTGGCACTTCATTAAAGGCGCCGATAGTAAGACCCCACAATGGAAGAAGGAACAAATGTTCGTTCAGATATTAGAAGGTCTGTCTGAAGGTGAAGCCGAAGTGCTGGTAGCCGCCAAGGATAAAAAACTACACCAAGTCTACAAAGGACTTTCAGCGGCAGTAGTCAAAGAGGCGTTTGGTTGGAATGACGAATTCTATAACCCAAATAAGTAAAACTTCTTGACAATTAGGTACTTATAGAGTACTATAATTAAAGACTTGGTAATGAAGTTGTAATGAGGAAACAGAACACGACTCCTCTCTCTCTCACTTGAGTGTTCTGATTCGACAGGTGATTCGCTAAAGTCTTTAGGGGGGATGAAAATCCCCCCTTTTTTATTGACGTAACTCCTTGATTTATAAGGAAAAAATTTACCCCTTGACATTTGTTATAAAAACATGGTATAGTATATACATAATGAGAAAGAGAGTGAATATGAATTTCGTTACTGCAAAGGGTGGAAACAAAGTCCAGAGAGAAATCTGTGAGAAGGTTGCCCACTTCATGATTGGTCAGTTGATGCCTAGAATGAGAACTCTGGATATTGAAATCAATCTACAGAAACTTACAGGTGACGCAATCGGTTGGTGTCAGATGAATGATACAAATCGTGAGTTTACTATTGACGTTTCTAAGAACCTAACAATCAAAGAACTGGTCACTACTATTTGTCATGAGATGATTCATGTCAAGCAGTATGCAAGAAAAGAAATGACTGATGACTTGGTTGAGAACGGTTGTGCTGTTTGGAGAGGTCGCAAGGTCAACCCTAACACAAAGTATTACGACTTACCTTGGGAGAAGGAAGCGTATCGTCTACAAGACAAATTTGCAAACATGGTATGGAATGAGGAGATTATATAATGATGCCAAAAGAAACAAATCAGACTGTTGCAGTCATTCACACAGCGTTTGAGGACAAACCATCCACAGTCGCTTTAGTACACACCAAAGAAGGTATGTCACTCATTGAGAAACTTGAGTATGCATATCGGTGGACACAGAACATCATGGACAGTTGGTCACTGAAGATGCCAATGGACAATAACGATGATGTAACTGTCATGGGTGATATCTCTGACGGTTATGGTCTACGGTCTACTTCAGTTGGTGACCAGATTTTGGTCGGTACTGAAAAGTATGTGGTCGCACCAATGGGTTTCACAACACTTGATGGAGAACCAGTATGAGTCATCCAGTGAACGATGAAATTAAGGAAACAATTCTTAATGAGGTGGAATCAATGTCTATCAGCGACTTTCAAAATGCGATAGACAAATCTGGAATTTCTGGAAACACTGTCATTGATGAAATGGTAGAGAATCTAGTTGAGTATCTTTTTGAACAGAGGAGTATATAATGGCAGTTAGAAAACCTAACGGAGAATTTGTGATAGACCTTGATGGGGAAAAGGGTAACGCCTTTTTTCTCTTGGGTACTGCACAGTTGTTATCAAAACAAATGGGTCTTGGTAATGAAGTGACTGAGGAAATGCAGTCTGGTGATTACATCAATCTAATCCAGACGATGAATAAGTATTTCCCATTCATCATATTTGAAACAAACAATAACGAATACTTGGAGGCATTGAATGCTTAAAGAACTTGTTCTAGGAACAATGATGTCGTTAACACCAACTGCAAGTGCAGATACCGTTCCGACACAAAAACAATTTATCATTGACGAATCATATTGTCTTGCGATGAATGTATATCATGAGGCACGAAACCAACCACTTGCTGGTCAGATGGCAGTTATCTCTGTTACAGTGAATCGAGTAAACGACAAACGATTCCCTAACAGTATTTGTGGTGTGGTTTACGAAGGCCCACATCGTCCAAGTTGGAAAGACGAAACGGTTATGATTCCAGTTCGACATCGTTGTCAGTTCAGTTGGTACTGTGATGGTAAATCAGACCGTGTACATGATTTGACAACATTTGACCGAATATGGCAGTTGACCACTGGTGTCGTGGATGGTAGTTACACCATTGCAGATATCACAGAAGGTGCAACGCACTATCACGCAGACTATGTTGAACCAGCATGGGCAAAGACTAAGACTAAGACAATAGAGATTGAAGACCATATCTTTTATCGTTGGGAAGTACAGGAATGAAATCCTTGACATTTCTAATATTCCTTAGTATAATGCTATCTGGTTGTGTACAGACAGTTGAACTAGGTTCGACACTGTACAAGAAATATTGGTTGGAGACTATAGGATGAATATATTTTATTTGAACAATGACCCAAGGCGTTGTGCTCAGATGCACAACGACAGTCATTGCAGTAAGATGATTATTGAGTACGCTCAGTTGATGTCTACTGCACACCGTTATCTTGACGGTACAGAGTACTACGGTAAAACTGCGAATGGTCGCAAGATTAAACGATGGTTGCATCCAGACCCAGAGATGGAGAGTGTTCTATACAAAGCATCTCATGTCAAACACCCAAGTGGTATTTGGGTACGACACTCAAAACAAAATTATATGTGGTTGTATGAGATGTGGACAGAACTGAACGAGGAGTTTATGTATCGGTACAACAAAAACGTACCGCACGAAAGTTATCGTAAACTGGAAACGGTTCTTGCAGAACCACCAAAGAATATGTATGAACTAGGATTTTGTGAACCATATCAGGCGATGTTTGATGATGTGAAGAATCCAGATAGTTCAATACAGGCATATCACGACTACTATATAAAGTATAAACAACATTTAGCGAAGTGGACAAAAAGAGGAATGCCTTATTGGTATGAGATTGAAAATGCAGCGTAAACATGACCCAGAACCAGAACGGTACTACGATTGGATGCTCTGGAAAATGAGACAGGAGAGAGCCATGGAAGACCCTGTTGATGATGTAACGATTGGTAATCAATTAAAAGGGTGGACTGAAAGTTCACGAACCACAGTCAATATGACCACTGAACAGATGTACCAGAAAGAAATCGCAGAGATGCAAAAACAGGTTCATGCTCTTCAGTTGAAAGTAAAGGAACTACAGGACAAATTGAATGCCCTATTATAATTTTAAAAACAAAGAAACAGGTGAGGAATTTGAAGAGTTCTTCACCATTTCTGGTAGGGAAGAGTTCTTAAAGGACAACCCACATATTCAACAGACACCATCAATGTTTGGTATTGCTGGTGGTACTGGTGACAGAATTAAAAACGATGCTGGATGGAAAGAGAATCTATCACGGATTGCAGAAGCACATCCAGGCTCTGCACTTGCAGACCGATATGGTAAAAAATCAACAAAGGAAATTAAGACTAGAGAAGTTTTAAAGAAACACAAAGTGATATAAATAGTCTTGTGCTGGTGAGAAACCACAGCACCCTCGCAACGAGATTGGAAGCTGTGTGGTCAATCCACCATTGCACAGGAAGGATGGTTACCCCATCCTTCCATCTTTAAATTATAGTGAGTAAGAATATGGCAAAGAAAAAAGATGTGACAGGTGATAGTCTGGTAAAGGTTAAACCAATTACCGACAATCAAAAACTTGTATTCGATGAATACGGAAAAGGACAAAATTTATTTCTGCATGGTGCGGCTGGTACAGGTAAAACCTTTATCTCATTATACCTTGCACTAGAACAGGTTCTTGACCCATCCACCCCATACGAATGTGTATACCTTGTAAGAAGTGCAGTTCCCACTAGGGAGATTGGATTCTTGCCAGGCGATGAAGAAGATAAGACTGCACTGTTCCAAGTACCGTACCAGAACATGGTACAGTTCATGTTTGAACAGGCGTCCGACAGTGCGTTCAGTATGTTATATGATAGACTGAAAGTACAGGGCAGTATTATGTTCCTCACCACCTCTTTTCTTAGAGGTATCACATTAGACAATGCAATCATCATAGTCGATGAATGTCAGAATCTAAACTTCCATGAGTTAGATACTATCATGACTCGTGTTGGACAAGACAGTAAGATTATATTCTCTGGTGACTACTTCCAGACTGACTTGCAGAAGAATGGTGAGAAAGAAGGGTTGGGTGCATTTATGGGTATCCTTGAAGCAATGGAAGAATTCTCTACGATTGAATTTACAATCGGTGACATTGTGCGTTCTGGATTAGTTCGCAGTTACCTCATTAATAAAATCAAACAGGGAGTTGAAATCTAATGGCAAAGATGTTTAGTAGTGCAGTCCATGAACCAACCCACAAAGGAACTTCAATGGGCAAGAAACCAATTACGTCTACGATGAATAAGAACAAACGTAGGTCGTTTAAAAAATATAGAGGACAAGGTAAATGAGCAACTTTGATGAATGTTTGAAACTCATACTCCACCACGAAGGCGGATATGTGAATCATCCCAAAGACCCAGGCGGTGAAACTAATATGGGCGTAACCAAAAGGGTCTACGAAAAGTGGTGTATGGAAAATGACCTTCAACAGAAGGACATGAGAGATTTGGAATTTGAAGATGTCGCTCCTATCTACAAAAAGAATTATTGGGATAGAGTAAAAGCAGACCAACTTCCAGAAGGTTTAGACCTTTGCGTTTTTGATTGGGCCGTTAACTCTGGTACAGGAAGAGCAGCAAAGAAACTTCAGTCAATGATTGGAACAGTTGCAGATGGTGGCATCGGGCCAAACACTCTGCGTTGTCTTGATGAATATGTTGATGAAAATGGTGTAGAGGGTGCAATTGGAAACTACACTGAAATCAGACAGAAGTTCTACGAAAGTCTGGATACATTCGATACGTTTGGTAGAGGGTGGACACGAAGAAATAAAGAGACAGAATCAGAAGCGTTTAAGATGGCAGGGATATACCTTCCTTCTTGACAAACCTGTTTTGATTTGATATAATGATGAAAATTAACTTGAGGAAATATTATGTTTACACACAAACCTGTAGAAATACCAGAACTACAAACTAAGACCGTTGACCGAAAACGGTTTTATCTAACACCAGAGGGAAAGATGTATCCCTCTATTACAACTGTCTTGGGCAAACGAAAGTCAGAAGGACTTTTTGAGTGGCGTAAGAGGGTTGGTGATGACGTTGCAAATTATATTGCAAGGACTGCTGCCGCAAGGGGCACAAAAGTACACAATATGTGTGAGGACTTGTTGAACAACAAGGAAGTAAAGCGAGAACCATTTCTTGCTGCAGCGTTGTTTGGGCAATTGGAAAAGACTATCAGTCAAAAGGTAGATAATATCTATGCACAAGAATGTGGTCTTTATTCTGATAAATATATGGTTGCTGGTAGGGTTGACTGTATTGCAGAATACGATGGCGAACTTTCTATCATCGACTTTAAAACATCTCGTTCAGAGCGTAATGACGATTGGAACGAAAACTATTATATTCAAGCATCTGCATATGCAGAGATGTTTGAAGAACGCACTGGTCATGCAATCAATCAGATTGTAATCCTAGTGGTAACAGAGGATGGAGTTGTCCAAGAGTTTGTTAAAGACAAGGGTGAATATCTTCCCATGTTGGTAGAAGCAGTTGACGATTTCACTACAGATTGGGAAAAAGAAAATGAAAAACT